GGGCCTTAAGGCTCTGTATCTCGTAGAGTCGCTGAGAAGCGGCTATTTTTTATGCCCGAAGGGAGGGGAGGCCGTTGAAGTGATGAAAAAGCTAGAAAAATATAAGCCTACGAAGTTCATGGCCGAGGACTCTGTTTATGATAAAGCGGCAGCAGATTATGCCGTTGGTTTTATAGAGTGCCTGCACCATACCAAAGGCACCTGGGCCGGTAAACCTTTCGAGCTTATAGACTGGCAGGAAAAGATTATACGCGACCTCTTTGGTACGCTTAAGCCAAATGGGTATAGGCAGTTTAACACGGCGTATATTGAGATAGCTAAAAAGAACGGGAAGTCTGAACTTGCTGCTGCTGTTGCACTTCTCCTGTGTTGTGGAGATGGGGAGCAAAGGGCAGAAGTTTATGGCTGCGCGGCAGACCGTGGCCAGGCTACTATCGTATTTGACGTGGCAGCCGACATGGTAAGAATGTGTCCTGCCTTAAATAAAAGGGTTAAGATACTGGCCTCTCAAAAGAGGCTTATTTATTTGCCCACTAAAAGCTTTTATCAGGTTCTTTCTGCTGAGGCTTACTCCAAGCATGGTTTTAATATTCATGGAGTTATCTTTGATGAGCTGCATACCCAGCCAAATAGAAAACTTTTTGATGTAATGACTAAAGGTTCAGGCGATGCCCGTATGCAGCCTTTGTACTTTCTTATTACTACAGCAGGAACGGATACCAATTCCATCTGTTATGAGACTCACCAGAAGGCTAAGGATATATTGGTGGGCCGCAAGCACGACAAGACTTTTTACCCTGTTATTTACGGTGCTAATGAAACAGACGATTGGACCAGCCCTGAAGTATGGAAAAAGGCAAATCCCTCTCTTGGTATAACCATTGGCATGGATAAGGTCATAGCAGCCTGTGAGTCAGCAAAAGAAAATCCGGGTGAAGAGAATTCCTTTAGACAGCTGAGGTTAGACCAATGGGTAAAGCAGTCCATTCGGTGGATGCCAATGGCAAAGTGGGATGCCTGTGCTTTCCCTGTAAATGCTAAAGACTTGGAAGGGAGAATGTGCTATGGCGGTCTGGACTTATCTTCTACCACAGATATAACGGCTTTTGTTCTCGTGTTTCCACCTGAGGACGAAGACGATAAATATATAATCCTGCCATATTTCTGGGTACCAGAGGAAACGCTAGACCTTAGGGTAAGACGTGACCACGTGCCTTATGACATCTGGCAGAAGCAGGGTTTCATTCAGACTACAGAAGGGAACGTGGTGCATTATGGCTACATAGAGCAGTTCATAGAAAAGTTGGGCGAGAAGTATAACATAAAGGAAATAGCCTTTGACCGTTGGGGTGCTGTGCAAATGACGCAGAACCTTGAGGGCATGGGTTTCACTGTTGTACCTTTTGGCCAGGGCTACAAAGATATGTCCCCACCGACCAAGGAACTAATGAAGCTGACGCTAGAGCAGAAACTTGCTCATGGCGGGCATCCTGTATTGCGTTGGATGATGGACAACATCTTCATTCGGACGGATCCTGCCGGCAACATCAAAGCTGATAAGGAAAAGTCCACGGAGAAAATAGACGGTGCCGTAGCTACTATCATGGCATTGGACAGAGCATTAAGAAATGATGGCGGAGGTGGTTCTATTTATGACGGAAGAGGACTTTTGGTATTGTGATATAAGATGCCTAAGGGTATAATAATAGCATAAAATACTTTTGGGGGGTGTTATTTTGAAAGGTAAAATTTCAAAAAAGACTTTTGTGAGTGTTTTGATGATACTGTGTTCCATGATTTTTAACACTTTTGCACTTGCTTATCCAGGAGAGATGAATAGTGCAATGAGACGATTAAATTATATGCAGGGAAGCTGGTACGATTTATCAGGGAGAGAGGCATATTTGTTTAGCAATGGAACTGTTAACGGGTATCAGATTAATAATTTGTATGATGTTGCAGGCGGTGGCGGAGACTTTGGGTGTAAATTGGGCGTCATTGTTAACGGAAACCAAGAAGCATGGCAATTGAGTTTCACAAATTTATCTGCTGGCCCAAGTGATTATCATCAATATATGACAATTGCTCAAAATGTTTATAGAAGATCTTCTAGTCCAAGGTATTATGAGTCAATAGGTGGAATATTTTTAGGAATGCCTTTGAACCAACTTCTTTCTTTGTATGGGAAACCTTCGCTTGCCAGAAACAATGGGCATGGTTTATTAAACCTTGGATATGCGAATCTGGGCTTAGAGATAGATGTTAGGCATAACATAGTTACCCAGATTACTATTTATCCTTTTGGGGATAGAGCATTTGATAGAAGTGGATTAAACGCTAATAATACTGCTTCAGAGTATGCTGATGCTTATGGTATGAATAGACAACCTGGAAATTATGCCACGGGAATTGGTTATAAAGAGTATATTTGGTTTAGAGAATCTCCCAAAAGCGTAACTTTAAGTTTATATTGGAATTAAAATTTGTTTCATCAAGCACTTATGCAAATAGCATAGGTGCTATTTTTATGCCCAAAATTAAGGAGGTGGTCGAGATTTTCAACTCAATAAGCAAAATTTTCAAATCAAGAGATAAACCAATGAACAGCTTGGGGAGATACTTCTTCTGGGGAAGTTCCTCAAGCGGCAAGATGGTGACGGAACGTTCTTCCATGCAGATGACGGCGGTATATTCCTGCGTCAGGATTCTGGCGGAGGCGGTGGCAGGCCTACCGCTTCACATGTATAAGTACAATGACAGCGGTGGCAAGGAAAAAGCGACGAGCCATCCGCTGTATTTTTTACTTCATGATGAGCCTAACCCGGAGATGACTTCCTTTGTTTTTAGGGAAACACTAATGACACATCTTTTACTGTGGGGTAATGCCTATGCCCAGATTATTCGTAACGGCAAAGGCGAAGTTGTGGCCCTGTACCCACTAATGCCTAACCGCATGACCGTGGATAGGGATTCACAAGGAAGGCTCTACTACCAATACTACCGTGGCCTGGACGAAGCGAAAATCAACAAAGAGAACATTGTGGTTTTATCGCCACAGGATGTTCTGCATATTCCGGGTTTAGGTTTTGACGGTATTATCGGCTATTCTCCTATAGCAATGGCCAAGAATGCTGTGGGAATGGCTATAGCCTGTGAGGAATACGGAGCCAAGTTCTTTGCTAATGGGGCAGCGCCAGGAGGTGTGTTAGAGCATCCGGGTATCGTAAAGGATCCGGAGCGGGTAAGGGAGAGCTGGAACTCCGTGTATCAGGGAACTGGCAACGCCCATAAGATAGCAGTCCTGGAAGAAGGCATGAAATATACACCGATTGGTATTTCGCCAGAACAGGCACAGTTTTTAGAAACAAGAAAATTTCAGATTAACGAGATAGCTCGAATTTTTAGGGTACCGCCTCATATGGTAGGAGACCTTGAGAAGTCGAGCTTTTCTAATATAGAACAGCAGTCCCTAGAATTTGTGAAATACACTTTAGAGCCGTGGCTCGTGCGTTGGGAGCAGGCAATGGTAAGAAGCCTCCTGTCTCGTGAAGCCAAAAAGGAATATTTCATAAAGTTCAACGTAGACGGTCTTTTGCGTGGCGATTACCAGAGCCGTATGAGCGGCTATGCCGTGGCTAGGCAAAACGGCTGGATGAGCGCCAATGATATCAGGGAGATGGAGAACCTAGACCAGATACCGGAAGAAGAAGGCGGTAATTTATACCTTGTGAATGGGAATATGGCCAAGCTTTCTGAGGCGGGACTTGCGTATGAAAAACAGAAAAAGGAGGGAACCAATGAAGAAGTTTTGGAAGTGGAAAAACAAAACAGTAACAAACAAAGAAAATGAGGAAGTTGAGGAAAGAACCTTGTTCTTAAACGGCACTATTGCCGAGACATCCTGGTTTGACGATGATGTGACGCCTAAAATCTTCAAAGATGAGCTTATGGCGGGTACTGGTGACATTACCATCTGGATTAATTCTCCCGGCGGTGACTGCGTGGCAGCAGCACAGATATACAACATGCTCATGGAATACAAAGGCAATGTGACGGTCAAAATTGACGGTATGGCTGCAAGCGCGGCCTCGGTTATTGCCATGGCGGGAACGAAGGTCCTTATGTCTCCCGTGTCCATGCTCATGATTCATAACCCGGCCACTCTTGCCTTTGGTGACAAGTCAGAATTTCAAAAGGCAATCGACATGCTCTCTGAAGTTAAGGAGAGCATTATTAATGCCTATGAGATTAAGACGGGCCTGCCAAGGGTAAAGCTTGCCCATCTTATGGATGACGAAAGCTGGATGAATGCCAATAAGGCATTGGAATTAGGATTTGCTGACGACATCATGAAGCGGGAAGACAAGGACGGAGTAGAGCAGCCGGAAGTATCCATGTTGTTTTCAAAGACTGTTGTGGTAAACAGCCTGAAAGATAAAATTACCAAAATGTGCCATATTGAGGCACCCGAACCAAAGGAACGCTCGGTAGATGACTGCCTGGCTGAACTTAATAAACTGAAACACCACATTTGAGGAGGAATAAAACTATGAATATTATTGAATTACGTGAGAAAAGAGCAAAGGCATGGGAAGCAACCAAGGCATTTTTGGAATCCCATAGAACAGAAAAAGGCACCCTTACTGCTGAGGATGATGCCACCTATGGACGTATGATGAAAGACATTGACGACTTGGGCAAGGAAATCCAGCGGATGGAAAGACAGGAAGCCTTAGATAAAGAAATGGCTAAACCCATTAACATTCCTATCACCGGCAAACCTGGACAGGGAGAGGAAGACGAAAAGGCGAAACCTGCCAGAGCCAGAAAAGACTATGCAAAAGATTTGTTAAAAGCTATGCGCACCAATTTTAAACAGGTAAGCAACCTCCTGCAGGAAGGCGTGGACGCAGACGGCGGTTACTTAGTCCCTGAGGAGTACGATAAGCGCATCATCGACATCTTAGATGAAGAAAACATCATGCGTAAACTGGGACATGGTCTTACCACCAGCGGTGAGCATAAGATTAACATCGCTGCTACTAAGCCTGCTGCTGCATGGATTGAAGAAGGCGGTTCCTTAACTTTTGGGGACGCTACCTTTAAACAGATTTTGCTGGATGCCCATAAGCTTCATGTAGCCATCAAGATCACCGAGGAATTGCTCTATGACAATGCCTTTAACCTTGACAGCTATATCATTACTGAATTTGGCAAGGCTCTGGCTAATGCGGAAGAAGACGCCTTCTTAAACGGAGATGGCACAGGAAAGCCTCTGGGTCTGTTCGCGGAAACAGGTGGTGGGGACGTGGCAGGTACTTTAACTGCGGCTATTAAGTCTGACGATATGCTTGACTTGGTATATGCCTTAAAGCGTCCTTACAGAAAATCTGCGTCCTTTATTTTGAACGATACTATCTTAGCAACCTTGCGTAAGCTAAAGGACAATAATGGCGCATATATGTGGCAGCCTTCCTACCAGGCAGGAGAGCCAGATAAAATTCTGGGGTATCCCATATATACGTCTGCCTTTGCTCCTGAGAAGGCCATTTCTTTCGGTGACTACAGCTATTACAACATCGGTGACAGAGGGACTCGTTCCATCTCTGAATTAAGGGAACTCTTTGCCGGTAATGGCATGATCGCCTATGTGGCTAAGGAACGGGTGGATGGCAAGCTGGTATTGCCGGAAGCCGTGAAGATTTTAAAGCTTAAGGCTGACGCTTAAGGAGGCATAGATGGATCTCTTGGTAACAGTAGCTGAAGCTAAGGAGTACATAAGGGTTGACGGGGATGGGGAGGACGGCCTCATCTCCTCCCTTATTCTTTTGGCTCAGCAGTATGTGAATAACGTTTTAAAGTGGGAAGTCACAAAAGAGACGATGGAGCCTTCCATAAGACTTGCCATTATCCTTGTGACGGAACATTTCTATGAGGAGCGCAGTGGTGAGGATATCCCGGATGCGGTGCTTACTCTCTTAAGGCCCTACAGGAAAGTCGGGTGGTAGTAATGAACCCAGGACAGTTAAACAGCAGGATTGAACTTAAGCACTTAGTAAAAGAGGACGATGAGTCAGGCGGCTACGAGGAAAAGTATGAGACATACGCCTCGGTCTGGGCCAAAGTAGTGAATAAGACAGCTAAGAAGGAATGGGAGGCAGAAGAAGAGGTTTCTTTTGCCGATTTTGAGATAACCATCCGGTTTAGGCGGGACACGCTATATACGGACCGGATTGTCTTTGGCGAGAGGATATTTGAACAGATAGCCCCGGCCATAGACATCATGGAAAAGCACAGGTATTTAAAAATCTTAGCGAGGGAGGCAGACAAGTGACCTATTCAGAAATAAAAATCGAAGGCTACGAAAGGACTCTGTCTTTCTTTCAGACGGCAAAGCTCAGATCTTCTGACAAGGTCATGGAGATCTGTAAAAGTGGCGCCCAGGAGGTAAGGACGCTAGGTAGGAAACGGGCACCTAAGGAGACGGGCAAACTCAGGAAGAGCATCCGTGTCAAAAAGTGCAAGACAGGCGATGGCTATATGGCCAAGGCTTATTCCTACATGGCTCATTTTCATGAGTACGGCACGAAGCGGGGCATCAAGGCTAAGAAGTTCATGGACAAAGCAAGGGAAGAAGTCCTGCCGAGAGTGCAGAAGGACCTTATCCAGGCCATTAAGGATGTGGTGGATGACAAATGAACCTGCAGGATATTAACACAACCTTGTTCGCAAGGTTAAAACTAATAAAGGCATGCCCTGTGTATGACAGCGTAATGCCCAACAAAAAAAGACCGTACATAGCATTGGGCGAAACCACAAGCCTGCCCTGGGACACCAAGACCAGCAAGGGATATGAAGTATCCTGCGAGGTGCTGGTTTATTCGGACTACAAAGGAGACAAGGAAGTAAACCTCATAGCGGATGAGCTGTACGAACTTTTTAAGGATAAGCTGGTTTTGCCGGAAGGCATGAAGGTAATAAAGCAAAGCATTGAGGAAGGCTCTGTAGATAGATTAGAAGACTACAGGGAGTGCGTTTTTAATATTAGACTATTAATTTTTAAGGAGGAATGACAATGAGCGGAACACCGGTAGATGGCGTAGATTTTTTGATTTCCGTGAACACGGGCACAGACACTGAACCCAGTTATCAGGTGCTGGGTGGACAGAGAAGCGCCACTTTTAAGAGACAGGCTGACGAGATAGATGCCAGCTCTAAAACAAGCGAGGGGTGGAAAGATACTATTCCTGGCCTGAGAAGCTGGGGTATTGAGGCAGATGCGTTAATCTTAGAAAATGATGCGGCCTATGCCAAGCTTGACGAATGCTATATGAACCGTACTTATGTAATGGTTAAGTATTCCAGAAAAGATGGTTCTGCCTGGTCGGGGAAGGCAACTATCACAGATTTAAGTGAATCTTCTCCCCATAATGATGTGGCGACCTATACTCTCACATTATCCGGCATAGGTAAGCCAACCAAGGAAACGGCATAGGAGGAAGGATTAGATGAAAACTATTTACATCACATTAGGCGGAGAGGAAAGGCCTCTCCGTTATGACATAAACGCAGTAACGGATATTGAGACTGTTTTCGGGGGCAGGAGCCTTTTGACCATGCTGGCAAATCCTGCCTTCTTCGGCTTTTCCCTGATCCGTGCCATGCTGTGGGGAGGTTTAAAGCATAGGATTAAGGGCCTTACCTTAGACCGGACAGGCCTTATGATGCAGGAATACATAGAAGGCGGTGGTTCTTTGCAGGAACTTTCCGTAAAGATTAACGAGGCATTGGTTGAGGCAGGTATTTTTAAGGAAGACAAGGACGAGGAGCCTAGTGAGGGAAACCCGCCCAGTCCTGCAGTGAATACAGAAAAGAAATAGAGCCGGCTGCCCTTGTGGAACTGGGGCTTAGGCCCTGGGAAATAGGAAAGTATACAGTCGCGGAATTAAGATGCGCCTTTAAGAAAAAAGCAGAGAAGCAGAAGTCTGAATACATCTTACAGGCTCAGATGCTTGTCGCTCTTATTAACGCCTGCGGTTGTAACTTAAAGAAGGCAGTTTCATTGCAGGACCTTATAGGCTTTGAGCCTGAAAAGGAGAAGCCAAAGAAAGAAAAGACGAAAGACGAACTGGAAGACGAATTGCATTTTCTGAAGACAAAACTCAAAGGAGGCGGGGCAGATGTCGGTAGCAAGTAAGACAATGACGGTATTCGTAAGGGCGAATATCCAGAACTTTGCATCCCAGATGGGAAACGTGGAAAAAACCCTTAAGAAAACACTGGGCAAGAACGGCTACGACATGAGCCGTAAATTTGCCGAGGGCTTAGGCATTGCTGCCGCAGCCTTAGGTGCTTTCGGCGTGGCAGCCGTTAAGATGTCTGCCGACTTTGCCGCTACGAAGAAGGCTTTTAATGTGCTCTTAGGCAGTTCAGATAAAGCCCAGAAGCACTTAGAAGACCTTACCAAGTTTGCGGCTCAGACTCCTTTTGAGCTGAAAGGCTTAACCGAGGCCAGTAAGAAAATGCTGGCTTTCAAGTTTGACGTGGAGGATGTAATACCTATTCTTTCTGCCGTAGGTGACGCGGCTGCCATGTTAGGCAGCGGGCAGGAAGGCATAGACGGAATGCTCATGGCCCTGTCACAGATGAAAGCCAAGGGCAGGGCTCAGGGCGAA